AAAGTCCATCAGCTTTGCTGGCAATGACCTTGACTATCGCAATGTTGTGCAGTTCCTCAGCCCTATTCAAGGCATCGTTTACAGCTCTGAGCAGACCATTAACACAGCGCTCAAGGTGGAGCAATCACGCTTTAAAAATGCACAAAGCAGCCTGCCTAGTGGCGTATTGAAACAAACTGGTGGCGAACCATTGAGCGCTCAGGAACTTTCAGAGATTGGTGCAGCGTTTCAGGAGGCTCGATTGACTAGCCAGACGGCTGTGCTTAACGAGTTCTTGACCTATGAGGCCAGCACTGCTACGCCGGACAAGATGCTGATGATTGAGTCAGCCCAATACAGCGCCCTAGATTTGGCACGCCTATGTGGTGTTCCCCCCTACCTAGTAGGCGTGTCCACTGGCGCTTATGCCTACACCAGCAGTGAGCAATCACGAGCTGACCTTTACATCTTTGGTGTCAAGCCATACGCCGATTGCATAGCCTCAACGCTGTCAATGAATAACGTTCTGCCACGTGGAACCTATGTAAAGTTTGATACAGACAGTTACCTAGAAGAAAACTATGTAGCCGACAAAATGCCCGAAAACGAACCACAAGAAAATACTCAGGAGTCCCTAGCATGATGCGTTTTACCAGTTCCACATTCTCAGTTGATGCCGCATCAGACGGCAGCCCTAAGCGCACCATTACTGGCATTGCGTTGCCTTACAACGTTGAGGCCACAGTTTCAGGTGGTCAGGTTGTCAGCTTCATGCCGGGCTCACTGCCCACAGACGGCAAAGCACCCAAGCTTTATATGAGCCACGACTCTACCCAAGCCATCAGCCTTGTAACAGAGCGTGCCGACAGCCCAGAGGCCATGTACTTCACAGCCAAAGTTTCAACTACAGCCCTTGGCGATGAAGCCCTAGTGCTCGCAGCCGATGGAGTTTTAGACTCTGTAAGTGTCGGCGTAAACCCCACCAAGTTCTCGTACAACGAGGATGGCGTAATGATCGTGGAAGCAGCCGACTGGATGGAGTTGTCACTTGTACCACAACCAGCATTCAGTGGTGCTACCATCACAGATGTTGCTGCAAGTATCCCCACATCAGAGGATGATTTGAGCAATAATACAGAAACGGCACCCGATGAGCCTGAACCCACAGAGTCAGAGGAGACCGAAGTGTCAGAAACCCCAGCCCCAGAAGTAATCCAAGCATCAGCTCTTTTCGCACAGCCAAAACGCAAGTTTGCTATGCCATCAGCTGGCGAATACTTGGCAGCAATGCACGCAGGCGGCGACACTTTCGCCAATGTAAACGCTGCATATAAAGAAGCAGTACGCGATCAGCAGACAGCACTTCAAGCAGCTGCAGGTGACGTTCTCACAACTGATACACCGGGACTTTTGCCAGTGCCAGTTCTTGGGCCATTGTTTCAAGACCTCAACTTTGTACGCCCAGTGGTTTCTGCTTTTGGTGCTCGCTCGATGCCGAACACACCGAGCAAGACTTTTGTGCGCCCAACCATCACGACCCACACCAGTGCAGCAACACAGACCGAAGGTTCAGCAGTATCTGCTACAACCATGGTCATTGCTTCTAACACAGTTACGAAATCAACTGTCGCTGGTCAAGTCACACTCACAATGCAGGACATGGATTTCACAGACCCTGCAGCAATGAACCTGATCTTGAATGACCTTGCTGGTGAGTACCTCATCGCTACAGACAACATTGCAGCTGACGCACTTGTCGCTGGTAAAACAGCATCAGGATCAACATGGACTGTTACTGCTGGTGACCCAACTTCACTGATCAACTCACTGTATGACGCAGCACGCGAAATCGCTGAGGACAGCAACTATTTCCCAACTCACTTGTGCGTGTCACCAGATGTATGGGAAAAATTGGGCGCACAGCTTGACGCAAACAAGCGCCCAGTGCTTGGTTACACCACAAATGGTGTACTTGGTCAGAACAGCCTTGGCCGCGTTGGTGGTCTTGGTTACAACTCGATGGATGTAATGGGCCTTACGCTGGTTGTGGACAACAACTTTGCTTCTGGCACAATGCTTGTTACCTACGCACCGGGCTTTGAGATTTACGAAGCACAGCAAGGCGTTCTCAGCATTGCTAACCCAAGCACATTGAGCCGCACGTTTAGCTACTACGGCTACTTCTCAACATTCGTTGCTAAGTCAAGCTTCATCCAAGGCATCGTAATCGCCTAGTCAGAAAGGCGGCTACCGCCGATGGCTACATACACAGTCACTTTCAAGCAACTGCTAGACAACTACGCAGTGCTACAAACACTGACCGACACTGAAATAGAGGTGGGGCAATCCATCACTGTTGCCAGCGTTGCTGCACCCTTTAACGGCACATTCGTTGTCTATGCCATGCCCAAGTATGAATACATAGGCATAGATACCGAAGGTGATCTGCTGTTTAATAGCAATGTCAGTATTCCTAATCAAGTGCTGTTTGCTTGCACTGGCAGTGATGTTCAGCGCACAGCGTCAGCTACTGGCACGATTACTTACACGCAAAACTGCACGTGGATTACAACAGCGTCACTAATTACATACCTTGGCGTAGATATCACTAACCCAAGTGATGACTACACGCTTGCTACACAGGCCACTAATGCGGCCAACGATTTTGCATTTAGACGCAGATCAGAGTCCGGGTATTTTGATAATTTAAGTACCAGTCCCGGTCATGACGTTTCGCTCGGCACAGCAATGTACGCAGCGGCTTTGTGGCGTGCTCGTGGCTCTGTGCAGGACACTTTTGCCACATTTGATGGTATGGGTGCAGCGCCCGTGAGTGCCATGACACCGATGATTAAACAGCTGTTGGGCATAGACCGCCCACAGGTGGCCTAATGCCTGCCACAGGGCTTCTCAACGAGGCTATGGATGACCTCAAGGCCACACTCACAGCAGTCACAGGCTTACGGGTAATTAACGACCCCACAAAAATTGTGCCTAACTGTGTCTATCTAGACGCGCCAAGTTTTGAGACCATTGCAGGTGGTGGCAACATCATCCGCGTAACAGTCCCAGTACGTGTTATTGGCAGCGGCCCAGCTGGGCTACCAGTCCTGCAAAACATCCTCAGCATTGTGGCTACTGTCCTTGGCTCGAGCATTGTGATCATGGCAGGGCAACCATCCATGCTTGATATTGGCGGTCAGATGTTCCCTGCCTACGATTTACAAATGGCTATGCAGGCACAAACCTCATGACATACACAACTGCAGTAGTATTATCTGCTAGAACTATAAACAGATACGGCACCCGGCACCGTTTGACACAGGAGAACCAACGTGGCCACAAGCACTTACCTCACTAACCCAACCGTAAACCTTGCGCCTACCACTGGTGGTGCGAAGGTCGATTTGACTGACCAATGTCGGAGTGCGACCGTGACTTTGGGCGTGGACAGTCTCGAAAGCACCGCGTTCGGAGATACAGGCCACCGCTTTGTCCCGGGCTTAATGACCGTGTCGGTCGAGCTAGAAATGTTCCTTTCTTATGGTGCTGGCGAAGTTGAAGCCACATTGTTTGCCAACCTTGGCACAGGAACCACTGAGCTAACCATCTCACCATCAGGTGTCACAGAGTCAGCATCTAACCCTGAGTTCACAATCACTAATATGCAACTTGTGGACTACACCCCAATCACTGGTGCTGTAGGCGAACTCTCAATGATTACCGCGTCATTCATTGGCGGCACATACGTGCGAGACATCACAGCCCCGTAACCAAAGGAACCCGACATGAAATTAACTCTCAAGGTGGACTCGGGCGAAGGCCCGTACGAAGTCACAACCAGCCTGTACGTCATTGTGCAATGGGAACGCAAATACAAACGCAAGTCAAGCACCATTGGCGAGCAAGGCATCAGCATTGAGGACTTGGCTTTTATGGCGTATGAGTCATCCAAAGTTGCTGGCATCACAGTGCCTGTAGTACTAGACGATTTCATTAAACGCTTGGTGACTTTAGAAGTGGTGGACAATGATCCCGCAAACCCTACCCAAGCGGAACCTACCGCCATTCCCTAGCAAGTCTCCTAGTAGCCACAGGCTGGTGGCCACCTGCTGTAGAGTTTGACATAGCTGATTTAAACACCACGATTAAGCTATTAAACGAAAGCCGAAAGCCATGAGCCTTGCCACCAGTGTAGAAATTACAGGTCTCAAGCAAGCGATGACTGAACTATCCAAGATGGACAAGTCGGCACGCTTTAAGGCAGCGGCAAAGATTAAAGCTAGTAGCCCTGCAATGCTCGAGAATGTGCGTGCACAGTTTCCTGCCGATATTGGCGTAACGATGATACATGGCTGGGCACCAAGCAAAAAAGGCACAAAGGGCAGACTTGCTTACGACAAATCCAAGGTGGACAAAGGGGTGCAGATTGTTATTGGTGGTAGAGCGCGCCCGGGTGTGACGCCGTTAGTTACTTTGGTGCAGAAAGATGCAGCTGGTCAGTTGTTTTCAATGGCTGGCAACGCTGGCGGCACTGGTCGATTCAGCAAACTACTGCACAATGTTTTTGGCAGGCCTCAGCGTGGCTTGTGGCGCTCACGTGCGTTCATTGAAGAGCAAGGCACAGCCGACATTATGAAGGCTGTAGATGAAGTCATAGCTGATGCCAATCGAGCACTAGAACAAAGGATGGCT